AAAAGAAAAAAGCCCACCACATTGCCGCCAATCTATCCGAATTTAGGGATTGAACGGTGGTACAAGCGCGAGTTAATGAAACTCATTGATGAGATGCAGGCCGAAGTCAAAGCCGACATTATGGCGAACTACAAAGCCCAGTCGAATGCCGTTGCTATGGATGGATTCAGTGATTGGCTCGGTCACTCAATGGACTATCTACTGGGTAAATGGACTAATAAGCTCAATTCGCTATCAGACCAGATTGCCGACCTGTTTGTGACCAAAACGGTGCATAACTACGACAACCAACTCAAGAAGCACCTACGCAAAGCAGGGTTCACTGTAAGGCTGCAAATGTCACCGTACACAGAAGAAATGCTCAAGGCTGCCATGGGTGAGAATGTCGGGCTGATCAAATCTATCGGGGTGCAGTATCTTGGCAAGGTTGAACAATCCGTATGGGCCAGTGTTAAGGGTGGGTTTGATCTAGGCACACTGTCTAAAGAGCTACAGCACTCGTATGGTGTAACAAAGAATAGGGCGGAATTGATTGCGCGTGACCAGGGTGCGAAAGCGAATGCTGTCATTGAACAGGCTAGACGAAAGGAATTAGGGATTACTAAGGCTATTTGGAAACATAGTCATGCTGGCCGCACCCCCCGACCTAGCCACGTTAAGGCTGATGGCGAAATATTTGATATTGATAAAGGATTAAAGTTGGATGGTGAGTGGCTACTTCCAGGCGAAGCCATCAACTGCCGTTGTTACTCAACCAGTATCATTGACGGCATTGTGAGTTAGTGGTTGACGGCATAGTATAATTATATTATTATAAGGTTTCTTTAAAGGAGATTGAGATGAATAACGCACAAAATCTGCTTGCCAGAAATCTCGCGAGTGGTAAGTACAAGATAGTAAAAGAGGGGAAACGGCTTAGTAAGACAATATGCTACCTTAGTGTTGATAATAATTGTTACTTATTTACAAACGAAAGCGGTTCACATCAAATGCTACCGATCATGGAGTTTAAGTATGCAATATCTGTGATTGTGGAAAATGGATACTACGCATTGATTGCTAAGTCCGCTCTATCCATGTGGGCTGTTCGAGATCGTGAGGAACAAAAACAAATAATCAACATGATTGAAGACTTAGTTTTAAATCATATCGTTTATGAGGATGGGAAATGAAAAACAAAGAATTTGACGATTGGTTTAAAGGTGAGATGCCAAATACCTACAAAGGTGTAGGAAAAGAAAAATTGGAATCTTTTGTTTATGATACTGCTATGGCTGCTTGGCAAGCCCGAGTACCAGAAGGCTATGTGGTTGTGCCGAAAGAGCCGACTCAAAAAATGATTGATGTGGGAATGGGTGGTTTTTGCTTTCCACTAGATAACGGGAGCTTTAGTAACCACGATCTTATTTTTGCATATAGAGCCATGATTGAAGCAGTGGAGAAGTAATGCACCCAATACTTAAATGCTTTATCGCTTGTCTCGTTTTTTGGATTGTATTAATTGGAGTTATTTTATGGACACTACAATAGGTTTATCAGTTGCACTAACATCGCTATTGCTTTACTTCCTCCCTGTAATTATTGCCTTTGTTCGAGGTCATGAGTCGCGTTGGGGGATTTTCCTCATGACGTTGTTCTTAGGTTGGACTATGTTGTTTTGGTTTTGGAGCCTAATTTGGTCGGTATCAGCCAAAGGTGGCAACGGTGGCACAACGATTAATAATATAAGGAATGGTTGAGATGAGTAAACAGCTAGATATATTCAATAAAGTTCATTCACTTTATATCGAAAAATTAAAAAATTACAATGGATTGATATATCCAGTTGACGTCAAAAAAATACAAGTAGATTCCAATGAGGCAGTATATCTTTATCATGGAACGATTGATTCATTTTTCGTAAGCGCGAAAGACCAACTGAAAAAGTATTTCCCTAATGCCGAAATATCAATTGGTCAGGATTATTCCATAGAGGTATCAAAATGACCCCCACCCAAATAAAATCACAGGCCCCACAAGGCGCGACACACTACGACATTGAAGGCGGCAAGGCTGTTTACTATAAAGTGAATAATCTAGGCTACACGATGCGATATGACGGTGTGACATGGTACGCCATATACGGGGCATTGATTCAAAACTATAAACCGCTTTAATGCGGTTTTTTTAATTCGCGTCATGTTAATATTGTTTTTATTTTAAAGAGCAACTTAGATGACAGATATTAACCCGACACCATCTTGGGCGAACGTAAGACAACTAGAAACAAACGAGTTTGCGACTGGCGGTGCAAATGGCAATATGAACGAGCAAGCCAAATCTTTGGCTGCGCGTTCTGAACTGCTTAAACAGTATGCTGCCCTGCCATACGAAAGCAAAACAGGTGGATATGCTTTAAATGAGCGTGTTCAGCTGAACAATGGCGACATTGTTAGGTCAACTGTTGCGAATAATGCTTCCAATCCAAATACCGATATGACCGGATGGTTAAACTTATCTTCTACTACAACTGTTGCAACAACGGCTGACCTAAGTGCAGGTATTGCATATAAAGGTGGTCAGGAGGTTTTTGTTCAAAGTCGCACAGCAGGACGCCATAAAGGAGGTGGTAGATTCTATTTTGACCCTACCCGTACTGCTGAAAACGATGGAGTTACAGTGTTTAATGGTTGGGTGCGCTCAAAAATTGGTAAATTAAAACCTGAGTGGGCGGGTGCAATTGGAGATGGCGTCACTGATGATAGTGCAGCGTTTCGCCTAATCCGCGATGTTGGAGTGGCTAAAGCAAGGGCTGTAGCACCCTACAATGTAAATTTAGCGGTTGCTGGCTATATTGTTTCTCTTGATCCACGCGCTAAATATCTAGTAAAAGGTGCAAATCTGCTAGGATCAAATGAGCCTGAATCGCCAACTAACCCAAAGTATTCAATCACTTTTGAAGTTGATGGTAATGGTTCTTGTATTAATTATGAACCGTTAAGTGAGTTTGATAATCTATTTAATATTGATGCTTTTATCGAAAGACCGAAGTTTAGGAATTTTAACCTATACGTTAAAGCATCGCTACCTCAGGAATCTGGTGTAATCTGGAAAATAAGAAGTGGATATAATGGTTATAGTGGGGCGCAAAGAACGCACATATCCGATGTTCGACTTGATTCCATGAGCGGTACATCTAACCGTATTCGCAGAGTTTTTGACATATCAGGAACAACACAAGCAGACCAGATTTTAGTAGACCAGTGTGCGTTTGGTGGGTTTGAAGAGTTCTGGAAAAGTGACAATCAGGAGTCTGCAAATAATACAGTAAGAAATTGCTCATTCAATACAACAACAAGTGGTGGCTCTGTATACTTTAATATCAGCGGATTAGGGGATAACTTTAATCTTGTTGATTGTAATATGTCTATGGCGGCGGGTGACACCGTATTTAATTTCATTGCTCCCCTAAATGGTGGCGGTACTCTGATTAATTCAAACCCTGCTTACCAGTTCCACGCGATACGTAACCGCTTTGAGACGTATGGTTCTGGTGAAGTCATTATGCTCAACAGTAATCACTTAAAATTAAACATTGAAGGTTTAACATCCGGTCTTGCTTCAGGCGCAAGCTCAACAAAATGGGTATGGAAAGCATGTGAGATGGGTTCTTATCAATTTAATAAGTGCTTCCTAAGTAACCCTCAAAAACTGCTAACCCCAATTCTTTCGAGCTTATCATACAGCACAACGGTTGGTACTGGTGTTAAGCTGAACGATACAGCTTATCTAGCAACTTTGGAGCTTGGTGCGTGGGATGGTACTAATGAATATTCCGTTAAAGATGCTCTAGTAAATAAACGCAAGGCTCGCTCTTTCCGCTTCCGTGACTGTTTCCAAATTAACCGAGGCGGGGCTTGGGATTTTGATGTTGTGTTTGATGAGGATGAGATTTCAAACGGCATACGCAAGCAAAACACGGTTACTCTGAATAAAGCTGGAACTGGTTTCGCTACAGAGTTTCAGATACCACCATACCAAGTCATTGACGAAATCTCTGTAACAAATATTGGGACTTTACCTAACACGTTCAACGGCTATCGTGTGTATTTTGGAGCTAAATCGAATAACAATTTTGTTGATTACGTTGACACCCTAAGCAACGTTGTAGCCAATACTGAAACGGTGATTTTCAAGGGTAAAGGGGTTGTGCTTAATGATGTTATTAATAGTAATGTTATTAGTGTATATGCACTACAAGACGGTGTAGAAGTAACAACGAAATTACTAAGCAGTATCACTGTGAAGTATACAGCACTATCAACGTACCGTGATGGCGTGACATCTACAGCAAACGCTACTGTTATTAAGAATACTTTGCTACCTAAAAATGTTGGCGCGACTGCTAGTAGACCAACAAAAGCTCCGTATGTCGGTTGGCAGTATTTCGATACAACACTTGGGAAACCAATCTTTGTTAAAACTCTATCGCCTGTGGCTTGGGTGGATGCTACTGGTGTGGTTGTTTAGGCAGAAAGCCCTCCGGGGCTTTTTTATTTCTCGGTAAAAGTGCTATTATCGGTAAAACTGATATAGGGCAAACCAATGCAGATTTTTAAAAATTTAGAGGAGCATATTGAGCATATCGCTCTTGTGCTTCTAGTCACAGCACTGAGCATGATTGCCTACTTTTTAACATCACCACAACCGCCACGAGAACGGACTAAATCCGCTTTCGCAGGCGGTGTCAAAGGTTACATCAACAACAGTTAATGCTGTTTAAAAATAAAAATAATTAACCATTTCGGGGTTTTTTATTATCTAGCTGTCTGTGTTAATATCAATTTTATTTATAAGGCATTAACCATGATTACAACAGACGTTACTTTAACAGGTACACCGCAGGCGATTACTGTTCCTGATACTGGTGCGCGACTGCAAAGTGTCGGCGGCTTAAATTTTTATTGGCGGGCTTCGGCCACCACTCCAACAGATTTATCAAACCCTGTAAAAGATAATGATGTGTTTATCGGTATAGCAGGCTCTATTTACGTTTGGGGTTCTACCCAGGGGCAGATTATAACGGTGACGAAATGACATATAAATCAATTCCATCTAGTAATATTGTAGACATATCACCGTCTGCAATACGTTCACCAAAAACATTCGCAATGGGTGGTAGTTTAAAAAACCTAACCCAACTAACCCAAATAATCAAATCCCTGTTTAGTCTAGGCGAACAAGGCTTCTTCTACGACCCTAACGATCTAAGCACGATGTTTCAGGATGCTGCGGGGACTGTACCTGTATCTTCTGTGGGTCAGCCTGTAGGGTTGGTGCTAGATAAGAGTAAAGGATTGGTTCTAGGCAACGAATTAGTAACCAATGGTAGTTTTGATAACGGGACTACAGGATGGGTAGCAGCGTATCAATCTGCTTTGAGTAATGTGGGTGGGAAGCTCAGAGTTACTGCAATAGGCACTAACCCTTACGGTGTGCAAACTATTTCAGGGTTGACAGTAGGTAAGACATATAAACTCACTTACGCACCATTTGTTAAGACTGGTACTGGGGTTTGGGTGATTAATCTTGGGAATTTGCCTTTTGGTTATCAAGTACAGTATGGAGTAGTGCGAGAACCTACGTTAGCTGTCGGCGGTTCATTTATTTTTACGGCAACAACAACAGTGTTAAATATAGCATTGGTTGGAGGTGTTGGTACGATGGTTGGTGACTATGCGGATTTTGACAACATTTCAGTTAAGGAAATAGCAGGAAACCCCGCATACCAAACCACATCATCAATGCGCCCACTACTTGTTGCATCACCGCAACGCCTAGATTACGACACTGTAGATGACAAACTTATTACCAACCTACCTGCACAATTAACAGGTTGCACAGTGATTCATTCTGTACCGAATGTCGGAACTCAAATTCTGACAGGTCAAACAATCCCTGCAACATACAATAACAACACAGACCATTGTGGGTTGATTGTGGTTAATAGGGCTTTGACTCTTAGTGAAACATCTATCATTACTGTTGAATTTAACAAGATGGCTGGTGTATGAAATTTAACTTATCAGTCGTAAACATCATCCCAGACACCCACAAAGACGCAATCAACCTGATTGCTGAAGCTTATGGCTGTGGGTCTAACAATCTATCTGTAGAGTTAATTGACAGCAACGGTGCAATATATTGGGGCTGTCATTCATGGTGGAAGCCTGAAGATTACGCAGTATTCAGTGACGATGGGTTACGACAGCAGGTAGTACCTGCTGAGTTGCAACCATCTTTAGAGCACTTATATGAACGTCTAGTGCTTGATGGTGATGCTCAAGAGAATTGGCAAGCTGCATTAGCTTTAAATGGGCTTTCAGTAGTCTAAGAATAAATTTAACCACAATGAAATCGTTCTGAAATTTATTTCACCACCCCTGTAAGGCTAAAGCTTTTCAGGGTTTTTTTTCATAATAGCCTTACTCAATTCATTTAATCATGCACAAAGATGGGCAAATTAACTCTTGATATACGACAAGGTGATGTTTTGAACATCGGTGACTCCGTGGTTCGCTTAGTTGTGAAATCGGGGAAATCGTCGAGACTAGAAATTACTGCGTCTGAAGAAATCAAAATTTTTCTTGAGCGCAAGAGTGCTCCCGATTCTTTTACGGAGACTCAAGCACATGGCAAATAAATTATTGATATTTTTCCAAGTAATCTATTGCTGCTTTGATTTTTTCGAGATTATCCTCAAAAAGTCCAAGTGCTGTATTACATCTGCCACAGAGCAGACCTCTAATTTTTCCAGTTCTATGACAATGATCAATGGCAAGGCTTTTTTGAACACCATTAATGGTTTTTGCTATACATTTCTCATGGCAAATTGCACATCGTTCGTCTTGGTCTTGAAGCATCCGCTCATACACAGTGTTGTCTATACCAAGTCTTTTCTTTCTGTGGCACTTGGCAGCAATCATATTTGCTTTTTCTCTATTTTCAATCCGCCATTCCGATTGTTTTATTTTTCCACAAGATCGGCAAAAACCTTGCATTCCATCGGATTGGGATTTGTTTTTAGCAAAATTTTCTATTGGTTGAACCGTTTTGCAAGAACCACACCATTTCATACCTTCCTCAGTTTCAGGTCCTCTTTCCGCAAGATTGTTATGACCACGCAAATAACGCAATGGTTCACCTTTAACCCAACCAAGATTATTTCTATTTCTCGTTGCTATGGCGGTAGTTTTGCCACAACCACACTGGCATAAACCTTTAGGAATCTTTTTGGTCATTACACTTTATTAATTTTATTGAATTAACTATATATTTTATATGAGGTATTGAGGAAATGGCAAATACATTATACGACTTCTGCAGACAACGCTTCTTGGAAGCCCAACTTAATTGGATGACCGACACCATTAAAGTTTTGTTGGTTGACACAGGTGCTTATACACCACAAACATCAGTACACCAATATCTGTCTGACATTCCAACATCAGCGCGTATTGCTGGTCCAATTACATTAACTGCAAAGGCTACCACAGGTGGTGCGGCGGATGGCGCGGATGTGACTTTTCCTTCGGTTACTGGCGCATCTATTGAAGCAATCGTGATTTATGCAGATACAGGCACAGAAAGTACAAGCCCATTGATCGCATATATCGACACTGCAACTGGTCTACCAATTACGCCTAATGGTGGGGACATTGCCCCACGTTATGCTCAAGCAGCATAACAAACAATAGTGCCTGTCTAGCCGATGGTAAAGGTAGACAGTGGATCGTGTGAAAACGGTGAAATACTCTAAGGAGTTAATACCGTGCCAAGTTTAATCGGGTGTAACGACTATCCCTCAAAGGGAGTAGGTTCAAGCGAACCGAAGCGCACGACAGCCACCAAAGAATATATGGCTGATGAGATAGTCTGCTCTATATGGTGACATATAGCAGTTCATAAGAGAACGGGCATAGATTAGCGAGCTATGTTGAACGTATTAGGTATTGTAACGTGGGACAATGGTACAAACAAAATATTCAAAGTTTAGTTTAAAATCAATAACTTATGATTATTTTTTAATGCTTTGTTGTTCCATTATCTCAAGATGATATGTGTTATAATTTAACCATATTATTATTGAGGTAAAAACTTATGACAGCACTTAGACTTTTACCAGACATTTCGTGTGAAGTGTGTGGTGTTGAGTTTAGACCCAAACGAGCAGAACAGCGGTTTTGCTCTAGGGGTTGTTGGTATTCGCTCAAAAGAAATCCTGAGAAAAATTGTGGTTCTTGTGGACAGTCGTTTAAAGCCAAGTATGCACAGCAGCAGTATTGTTCGGTTGATTGCAAGAATAAGGGTATATCAAAAGATAAAACGGTTATCTGTGCTGTTTGTAAGAAAGAATTTGAACGACCACATGGTAAGACGAGGGCTTATTGTTCAAGGTCTTGTTCAAATAATGCTAGGGCAGATGG